CTACGGTATACTAACTACAGAATTTCAATTGCCATACATCAATACTAAATTGGCAATCTTAAAACAAAAACGACTTTTACCTGAACTTCCAAAAGACATAGTTAAAACTAAAATTATTGTCGGCATGGAAGCTTTAGGCAGAGCCAGTGACAGGATAAAACTTTTACAGTTTATGTCCGATTTAGCAGGTACTCTTGGAGCTGAAACACTGAGTAAATATATTAATCTTGATAATGCTATTAAGAAGTTTGCAGTTGCAAACCAAATAGACACACAAGGATTAATTAAAAGCCAAGAGCAAATACAACAAGAAACTCAACAGGCACAACAACAACAATTTGCACAACAAGCTTTAGCAGACCCTAGAGTAGCTATTGAAGCAGGTAGGTCAATGAATGAAGCAGGTATGAGTGCAGGTATAAATGATGAGGGTCAAGTTGAGTTACAACAACAGGAGTAAACTATGTCTACAGAAAAAGTAGAAGTGATGCCTGACAATACTAATGTATCTTTAGAGGAACAAGCAAAACAACAGACTGTTAATGCTACCACAACTACAGATGAAAGAGTAGAAGTCAGTGCAGTAGATGAAGCACAAAAATCTACAGAAGAACAAAGGCCAGACTGGTTGCCAGAAAAATTTGCGAACGCACAAGATTTAGCAAAAGCGTATGGTGAACTAGAAAAAAGAATGTCAGCACCTAAAGAAGAAGTTGCTGAAAATACACCTGAAGAACAGCAAGTAGGTTCAATGGACAAGTACTATAACGAATATGCTGAAACAGGTGAGATAAGTCAACAATCTTATGAAGAACTAAATCAATTAGGTTTAGGTAAAGAAATAGTTGATGGTTATATTGAAGGTCAAAAAGCACTTGCTGATAATGATGTAAGAGTAATACATAATGAAGTAGGTGGTGAACAAAACTATTCAAAACTTTTAGAATGGTCTTCACAAAATTTAAATGATGCTGAGAAAACTGCATTTAACGATATGTTAGATACAGGTTCTTTAGAACAAGTAAAACTTGCAGTATCAGCTATTGCTAATAGAGCAGGTATATCAGGAGACAGGCCACAACAAATGTTAGAAGGTGACACCACTGCATCTGTACCTGAAACATTTGAAAGCGTAGCACAAGTCACTCAGGCTATGAATGACCCAAGATATGACAAAGACCCTGCATATAGAAAAGCAGTAGAAGATAAAATAGCTAGGAGTTCTGTGCTGTAATGTTAAATTTTGTTCTACCATTATTAAAAAATCCATTAACTAGAATAGTAGTTGATAAAACAGTTGGTGCTATTCAGCATAAAATGGAGAAAGATAAAATTGTTAGAGCAAAAGAACTTGAAGCTGAAAAAGACGTAAGTCTTGCACAAATACGTAGTTCTAAAAACAGCATCAAAGACGAAGTATTAACAATAAAAATAGCGTTAATATTTTTGTGTTTATTTATTCCACAAACTCAACCTTATATGGAAAGAGGATTTGAGATTTTGAAAAATGCTCCGCAAGAATTTTGGTGGGCAGTCCTTATCGTCTATTCGGGAAGTTTTGGATTATCAACAGTAAGTAAACTAACCAAGAGGAAAAAATAATGTCACTATACAGAAACATAAACAGAAGAAAAAAACTTGGGATTAGTAGAAGCAAGAAAAAATCTACTATAACGCCTAAAGCTTATGCAAATATGAAAGCAGGTTTCCCAAAGAAAAAGAACAAAAAATAAAAGGAGCCATATAATGGAATATTTATTAATTAAACCAAAGTTTAGAAAAACACCAAAAGAATTAAAATTACAAAAATACGAAAGAAACAAAATATTAAAAGAATCAGGAGCTGGCATCGGAGCTATGTTAGGCGTTGGTCTTACTGCTAAACAATTATTTAAAGAAAATAAAAAAGGCGACCTTAACAAAGACGGTAAAATGTCTGGTTATGAAGCAAGACGAGATAAAGCTATAAAGAACGCTATGGCTAAAAAGAAAAGAGATAAATTAAAGGTTAAGTAAGTATGCTTTCAAAAACAGAAAGAAGTAAACTTTTAAAACATAAAGTACATCATTCAAAAAAACACATGGATTTTATGAAAGACAAAATGACTAAAGAAGGCATGTCATTTAAAAAAGCTCACCGCCAAGCTCTTAAAATAAAAGGTGTTTAATTGGCTAGAGTTAAGTTTAACAAAGACAAGCCTGTCTTTGAAACTAGAAGTAAATTCAAAAAAACCTCAATAGGAAGACGACCTAGTTTGGGTATGATGAACAAAAAGAAAAGAGCAAGTTTTAAATCTTATGTCGGACAAGGAAAATAAACCACTTAATAAAATTATTAGAGACCCA